TTTTTGAAGTATTTATTTATTACATCTATCTGATCTTGGTATTTAGCAATTATATTTAATTCAGTTTCAATTGCTTCTGTGATATCAGAGTGCTCACCAATACCTGCAGGGTTAGTTAGATAAACCTCAACATTCGCGACATGTTTCTGAATGTCTCCATTAGCGTGTGCTAAAAGTGCTCTAATTAATTGATCTCTCATGATTTTTAAGTTACTCCAACTATTTATCTGTTACTTCTTCATTATAGCATGGTTTTCCAAAAGTTTTATATTGTAATTGTTCTTTTAGAAACAATACTTGTGCGTTCAAACTTTTGTTTTCTTTTTCTAAAGTTTTAATGTGTTCTTCGTATACAGTAATCATACTTTCTAATTTGTGATTTTTAGTTTCTAAATCCCAGTCCATCTTAGGGGTTGTCATAGTATATTATAAGTTTAACAATTGCTTTATCTATCGTCAATAGACCGATTCTCTGAATAATGCACATCAAAATCTCCACCGGGATATCTCTTTTTTAACTTGTTTACATTACCTTTTATTACATCATCAAGTGATACATTGAGTGCTGCACATGCTTGCATCACGTACCACATAACATCACCGAGTTCAATAACAAGATGATCGTGATTGTCTTCGTTCCATGGCTTTCCTTGGAAAATAACTTTCTTAACGATCTCCATAAACTCACCACCTTCAGCACTAATCCCAACAGCAGCAGTAAGAAGCCTGTGAATATTGGCACCCTTTCCGTCAAGGGTACTAAGACTCTCAAGAAAAGATTTATAATCTTTACTGGGATCGGATGTGACACCATCCACGAATATAGCGTACTTATTGAGGTCAACTTGTTTATCGGTATAGTTTATATTTGGTTGTTGATCGTTGTGTGTGTTGTAATCTCCAGACATAATTAAAATTTAAATTCTGCAAAAGTTTTTTTAGGAACTTTTTCTTCAGTATACTCCTCTTTGGTTCCAGAGTCAAGCACATCTTCTTGTGCCTTCTGTTCACAGTCATATAATCTCATCTTTGCACGATCAATACCTACGATAAATCTTTTGTATATTGTAGGATCATTGTATCGATTCTTGAGTTGTTTAACCATAATTTGGTTTAACCCTTCGAGTTCTTCCGTTGAGATGAGGGCAAACATAAGATCAGCAGTAGCAGGAAGACCAAAGGATTCACTGGTATCGGTGAGATCAACATCAGAAGAAGCAAACCCGCTACGAGTCGTCTGTGTTGCACTAAGTATCGGAACATTCGCTTCAACAGCGAGACCACGAAGTTCTTCCGCGATTGCTTTGATGTAGGAGTAGGAGTTGACTGCTGCGTTAGCACGGTATCTTGATGAGGCACAAATATTTAAGTAATCTACAAATATTATATCAGGTTTAAAAGATTTTTTCAATGCCAATTCATTAAGCAATGCTTTAAAATGTCCTGAATGTGCAGCAGCAGTTGGATATTCTTTAATTATTAACTGACCTTGAGTCTTCTTTGCAATGCTTGAAACCTTTTTATCAAACATTGGTTTAGGTAAATCAGTCAGATTCTGGATTGGAATGTTCAGTAAGTTTGCGTCAATTCGTTCAGCAATTTTCTCTTCTGCCATTTCCATTGTAATATAGAGTACATTCCTCCCTTGGAGCAGCACGGAGCTAGCAAAGTGGCACATGAATAAAGATTTGCCGACACCTGTACCAGCCAGCGCGATGTTAAGAGTCTTATTAGGTAGACCACCTTTGGTAATTTTATTAAAGTATTCGAGATCGAAGGGTATTTTATCTTCTGTTCTGTGGTAGTACTCGTATCTGTCATCAGAGTTTTCTATGTAATCGTGTCCTATGTTATTATCAAAAGAAACAGCAAGTGCATCAGAAAGAATAGAAGGAATCGCATCACGATCTCTTTTCTCATCATCACCATCAGCAATATGAATTGATTCCATCAAAGCAAGATATATCGCACGATCGCGACACCACTTCTCAGTCACATCTAATAACCACTGATTATCTACAGGGGAGTTATTCAACTCTTTACTGATAGTATCAATGTTATTAACTTCTTCTGCTGTTAAGTCTGTTCTGTTTTCAACCTCAATATTTAGTGCTTCCGTAGTTACACATGAATCATACTTTGTGATAAACGAAACAATCTCATCAAATATTATCTTTTCACTTCTCTCTTCAAAGAAATCAGATTGAATAAAAGGAATTGTTTTACGAGCGTATTCTTCATTATGTACAAGATTCCGAAGAATCGTGGTTTCAATTCGTTCCATATGAGAATGTAGACTTGGAGATTTCGTCTAACTTATCTAATACTTCTTGTGTAAAGTATTTTTCTGGTTCTGCATATATCTGTTTTGCATAGATTTTCTTGCCATCTATTTCATATCTACCGGCAACATTCTTCCACATACCACCAAGTTCTCCTAATTCTAGAAGACCATAGTATCTGTCAAGACCTCTCTCATCATAATAGAGTCTTATCTCTACTTGTTGATTTTCTTTTGAGAGTCTACTTTTAGCCGTCTTAGCTTTAATAATGTTTCCAACAACCTCTGTCTTATCCTTTTCCTTTTTTTTGCCGAGATAAATGATTGTAGACGCGGCATACTTGAGGCCACTGCCTCCTCCCATTTCTTTAGTTGGGACATAAGATCCGATAACATCGTAAGTGTGATTTGTGACTATAAGTGGAATATTTGCTTGACCAAGTTTTAATGTTAGCATACGGAATGCTCCCTTGACAAGTTGAGATTTGGTCATATCTCTGACTTGTTTATCATCTAATGCGTCTCTTATTTCTTTCTCTGTAGAGAGCATACCTAAAGAGTCTAACACAAACATACAAGGATTGCGTTTGTCTTCTTCTGTCTTAAGGTATATATCTACTGCACGAAGTGCTTTTGATCTAAACTCTTCTATGGTAACGACATTGACAACAACCAACCGTGTTGTATCAATTCCACGAGACTCCAGTAATCCTTTATTGACTGCTGCTTCAGTGTCAAAATAGAGACAATACCCATCAGGGTTAGTGTCCAAAAAGTTCTTGACGACAGCAAGCGAGAAAAAAGTTTTACCAGTACTCGACTCACCAGCAATGGCAGTAATACGATTGCTGCTAACCCCGCCAAAAATAGACCCACTAATGAGTCCATTAAAAATGTAGGATCCAGTGTCAATGAATCTTTCAGTTTCATCAATATCTGACGCAAGCTGCGTATATTCATCTCCTATCTCTTTTACTATTTCTTTTAAAAAGTCCATACTATGCTTCAATGTTGTATTCAATAGTTACTGTTTTAGATGACTTACCTTCACTATTTCCATAATGATTATAAGTAATCTTTCCTCTCAATTGCTTTGCAATGTGATCAAGTTCCTGTAAGAGTTCTCTTTCAAGATCATTTACAGGATCAAAGTGTCTGTCTGCTTTCATTATATCACCATATTGTGTTCTTCGCGAAGAATCCTTTTATAAGGCCCTCCGGGATTTGCATCCATAACCTCTTGAACCAACTTCATCTTATCATATAAATCACCACACTTATCTTCACTCTTTCGACATCTCCATAGTGCAGTAACTATGTAGTCGAACTCTTGTTTGTCAATTGGTAAGTCCATTATGTAAAAAATAGTTCAAGGTTTACGGTTTTTTCGACATTCCACCCAATCGCATCAAGTATTGCTTTAAGTGGTTCTAAGAAACTCTTCTCAAATTGTAGATCATAATCTATGTATTTGTCAAGGTTAAGTTCTCTTGGAAAGTCTTGAATAAAGGATACTACATTTTCTTGGATGATGTTTGGTTTTTTAAGATATATGAATTTGATCTTTTCACCATTATTAATTAATGAATACTTCTTATCAAGTTTGTTCTTTTTAATATAGAAATTAAAAAGCAATGCCCCACGAGCATGTATTGGTGTGCCTTTGCAATAGATGTCTGTGCGTGAATGATACTTCTTGACATTCGATACGGTGCGAGGGAATGCAATCTCTTCTGGTGGAAGTGTTTTGAACTTTGTACGACATTGATCAATGTAATCAATCACTTCTTCTTCAGTTCCATTCATCATGATCTTGAGTCCATCTTTAATCATTGTCCTGCAAGGTGCAGGAGTTGATGACTTAACCGCCTCAATACCCATCATCTTTAGTTTTGGTTCCTCGTAACGAACACCCTCACTGTCCCATACATTCAGAATATATCTTTTCTTTGCAGTCCAGATACCACGTTCTGCAATATTCTCTCGTTTCATTACCATCTTATTATCATAAGCGTTTACGTACTTCGCCAACGTTTCATAAGAACTCTCAATATATTTTTCAAATTCCACCTCACAGATCTTATTAAGGAACGACACAATGCTCGCAGCATCCTTTTCTCGATCTTTGTATATGACCTCCACCAAAGGCCCAAGATTAAGATAAATGGAATCAGTATCTGAAGCAATAACATAATCTTCATTCTCCGTTTTTAGTATTTTGTTTAGATAGTTGTTCATGCGATTTTCTATCCAACGAATAGAAACCTGTCCTGATAAAGTAATTGCCTCCGCATTTGCTAGTTTATAATAGCGGAAGTATTGATTACCAATCGCACCATAGGCAGAGTTAAGTTGTATCTTTCTTGCCATCTGGATATTATTACATCTAGAGATTTCTTTTTCAAGAGTTTTAGTTGGAGTTTTTTCATACTGCTGCTTTGCAATAAGCATCTTCTTTTTATAAATGGTTCGATCTTTGTATATCTTCTCCATAAGTTCAGGAAGAAATCCTCTCTTGTCCTTACGATACATTGCACCATTGGCACATATTGCATTATCTTTATAGAGTTCAAAGTTTATCTCTTCCCCAAGGATTTTATCAACAGTGGCTGATGGATGTCTTTGATTAATAAGTGTCTCTGGTGAAATATTGTACTGCATAATCAAATGCGGATACAGAGAGTTGAGGTCAAAAGATACCACCCAATCATACTTTCCGGGAATTGGTTCTTTAACATATGCACCTGCATACTTTGCATCTTTATGTGATCGATTCTTTGGAGGAATAACAATATTCTTTTTCTTGAGGTAGTTGTAGATAATTGTGTCCCACATACGAACCTGAGAGAATACATCAACATAGTTTGCTTTTGCGTCATATGCCATTGTGATTGCAAGTTCAATCAATTTCATCTTATCTTCCAGACGGTCAACAAGTTCAACGTCAATGATGTTATATTCAACAAACTTCTGCCAACCATGTGTATAGAAATCCTTAAATGTATCATATTCTGAGTGATCAAGTTTCTGTTGACCAAGTTCAACTTTTGCAATATAATCCAAACGATATGATTCTTGTGCCTTGTATGTAAACTTTTTGTAGAGATTTAGATAATCAAGTTGAGTTATACCACCAACATCATATGCAATATTTTTACGACCCGCGATATAAATTTCATCCTCAGTTACAAGACCCCAAGGAGAAAGTCTCTTCATCAATTTCTCACCAAGAACTCTCTCAAGTCTTCTGGATAGATATGGAATATCATATAGTTCTATATTCCAACCAGTCACAACTTCTGGTGTATTCTCTGCAATCATCCACCAGTTGATAAAAGCATTTAGAAGTTCATACTCCGAATCGAATGACTTGTAAATGACATTATCCTGTTTATTATTAAATGGCCCTTGACCCCATGTGCGAATTTGTTTTGTTGTATAATCCTGTATTGATATGAGTAGTATTTCTTCTGCAGAAGATTCTACATCAGGGAATCCATTCTCAGACTTCACCTCAATATCAAGTGTGGTTAATTTAATCTTGCTTATATCAAACTCGACTTCTGGTTCTGGATACATCTCTGAGATGTATTGGTAGATATATCTGTCATTTCCATAGATATCAAAATTCTGTACACCATCATATCTTTTGAAGAACTCACGACAATCACGAACTGAACCGGGATTAATTGGTTCAACAGATTCACCAGTAAGAGTCTTATACTTAGTATTCTTTTTTGAAGAAACAAAAAGAGTTGGAGCAAAAGTTTCTCGTACCATGAAATGTTTACCATCTTCATAACCACGAACTAAAAAATTATTTCCAACTAATTGAACATTAGTATAGAATCTCATTAGGCAATCAACTCAACGTACTCAGATAGTATAGAAGGTGTTGGAGTAACTATAGTAAGAATACTATCAGAATGTATCATCATATCAGTTTGTGATGTAAAGTCTAACCATGTTTCTAATTTATATTCATCAGAAGATACGACCATTTTATATGGTTTAATTAATTTACAATCAGGGCCACCAAGTTCGGTATCAACCTCTACGATCTGTGATATTATGATATCACCATTCTTAAGTAACAAACATTTAATAGTCTGATCCATTTACCTTCTCCTCATACATTTTTTTAATACTCGCAACTGGTTCGACTAATGTAACCACTTGATTAACTGATACAGGGACATCATCCTCATCAGATATTAATATCCAACTCGCAAGAGTCACCTCTACTGAAGATTGATCTTTACTCTCAGATAATACAATTTGATTATTTATCACAACCTTTTGGGGTTTGTGAAATAAGTATGCTATTGGTTTATCTTCAGATACGATCTCTTTCATATCTGCAACAATCTGATCACCTGATTGTAGAACTGCAACTTTGATTGACATGTCTAGTAATAATTAAAATGGTAGATTCCTATAGCCGCTATTCCTGAACCTACCAAAGGGGAACACCGCAGCCAGTATTTCTCTGACTCCTACATTATAACATAAAAAAAGGGATCGTCAAGATCCCTATAAAATTGCTTTCATATTCAAAGATAATCTTTTCTTGCATGATGGTCTGGAACTACCTTACCCAACTTGACGGTAAGAAGTCCATCTTTAAATGCGACATCCCTGACTTCAACATCATCTGAGAGTGTCCATTCTCTTGTGAAAGATCTCTGAGCCAGTCCTTGATGGACATACTTGGATTCTGTCTCCTTAGTTTCTTTTTGTCCTTCGATAATAAGTTTTCCATATTCAGTGTAAACCTTTAGTTCTTTTTTACCGAATCCTGCAAGAGCAATCTCTAACACAGACTCAACATTATTTACATGAATTAAATTGTATGGAGGATAGTTTGTTGTGGTTTCATAAGAATTGGTAAAGAAACGATCTAGATAATCGTCCATTCCTATTCCATTCTTAGAAATAATCTTCATTAGTTCTGGAAGATTAGCAGAATGATAACTTGCTAAGTTTGTCATAGTTCTCCTTTGTAAGCGAGTATAGATTGTGAACCCTTTCGGCATTCAATACTAATTATAAACTCAATTCCTTTACAGGTGGTGTGGAAAACTCTTCAAGTCGAGTTCGGGTGTCCTCCCAATCATTTACATGGTACGTAAAACCGTCCCTTTTCTGTACTGCCATTGCTAAAGGATAATCATTACCACTCTCATCCATACGATCTCCAAAGAAGTGTAGTTCATCATTAAAAGAAAAATCTCTTATAATTTGACCTTTATCAGATCCCTTAGAAGATATATCCACACCTGTCTCACCACCAACAAAGGCATACAACTCAGGAAACTCTAAGTTAAATCTATGTGCAATATCTATTCTTTCATTATGAATTTCATCCCACTCTTTATAAATTTGCCTCTCTTCGAATAGTGCATTTCTACCTAGGATACTAAAATTAATACATCCTGATCTCTCTTCAATATGATTACCTGTCTTCAATGGAAATTGACTGTAGTCTAATTCATCTAATAAAAAGTTTTTAGATTCTTTAGGAAGTGTCCAAGGATTACGATATACCAAATTATCTCTTTCATAGATATCATTTCCTGCACAGTTATAAACTCTCTCTGATCTATTATACAAATCTAAACCAATCTGTTCAATTGTTTTCTCACGATTACTTCCAGTTACAAGATACACAGGATAAGTGCAAGCAAACTTTATCATAAAAGCTTGAAAACCTGAGTCGATTTGTTTTCGACTAGGAGTCAAAGTCCCATCAACATCAAAAATAAATTTTTTCATTAACAATCAAACTTCAACTTTTTTCTTCTTACCACCAATATTATATTTTGTTTCTAATATCCAGTCTCCTTTATCCTTGTAAGATAATACCTTTATCTGATTGAGAGGTGCAACATCTTGAATCGAGTCAGCACTTACGATACCAACAAGCCCCCAGTCCACTAATAATTGTGCTATACGATTTCTTCTCTGTACATCATTAATGGTAAGGTTTGCATGTTTACCATCTAATGCAAATAATTCTTTGAAGTGTACTAAAAAATATCTACCTTGTTTATGAAGAATATGGCAAGACTGATATATTTTCTTTTCCTTCCTTGATGCGACACCAATACGAGTTAAAGTCTCACGAACCTTTAGAAAATCATCTGGTTCATTCAATGTCACTTCAACCATTTTACTTGGATCCCAATTCACCTCTGGTTCCTTAAGAACGCTCATCGTCTTCCTCCAATGTCAAGTTTAGATTTAATAAAATTCAGTTGTTCTTGTGTAAGAATCTTTAGAATCTGTTCCGCTTTTGCATTACTACATTTATAGTATGTCTTGACACTATCAAGTTCTTTGATTTTGTCTTTACGAAGCCAAGGAGAAAACCTTCGTTTTTTCCTCACTATATGTATAAAAAAGTCATGTTGCATTTTCTTAGGTAGAAATGGATACTTATTCATTTCATTTGCAAACATAACTGTGTCAAGATGTCCTGATAAACACTTGTTAATTATGAAAGAAGGATATTCTTTTTCTACTGATGGATCTTCATCAATTTGATTAATTTTGTTGAGGTTGATCGAGTTCAACCAGTCCTTTAGTTCCATCGGTTTCATTATCAAAGTAGGAAGAACATGAGCAAATAAGATTACGATCACCGTAAACATTATCTATTCTTGATACCACAGGCCAAAACTTATTATCTTGATCAACAGGATATGCTGCTTGTTCTCTGGTATAATTATACACCCATTCGGTTGAAGTTACAACCCTTGCAGTATGTGGTGCATTTTTTAATATGTCTTTATCAATATAAATCTCTCTCTTTATCATCTCCATTGCCTTGACAAATCTCTTCAGTTCATCTAATGATTCACTTTCAGTAGGTTCCACCATCATAGTATTTAAAACTGGCCATGATAATGTAGGTGCATGAAAACCATAATCCATTAGTCTCTTTGCCACATCTTCTGCAGTAATGCATTCAATACTACGACAATCAAATATACATTCATGTGCAATTCGATCATTCTCTCCTCGATACAATACTTTAAAGTATGGATCAATCTGATGTGCTAACCAGTTTGCAGAAAGTAAAGATACTTCGCTTGCCTTTCTGAGTCCATCTCCTCCCATCATTCTTATATACATCCAACTGATAGGCAATATACTTGCACTACCATACTCTGCTGCCGATACACGATGAGTAACAAACGGTGTTAAGTGTTTCGCCACACCGATAGGGCCAACTCCCGGGCCGCCTCCACCATGAGGTATACAGAATGTCTTATGTAAATTAAGATGACATACATCTGCACCATAATCACATGGCTTTGCAAGACCAACCTGTGCATTCAGATTCGCTCCATCAAGATATACCTGACCACCATTGTCATGTATGATTCTACAGATATCTTTAATGGTTGGTTCAAATACACCATGAGTCGATGGATATGTAACCATAATACAAGAAAGTTCAAATGTATTCATGATTGCTTTCTTCTCTAAATCTTTTAAATCTATATTTCCATTATCGTCACACTTAACAGGAACAATTTTCATACCTGCCATGACAGCACTCGCAGGATTAGTTCCATGAGCACTCTCTGGTATTAGACATACATTTCTTTTATCATCACCATTACTTCTATGATATTCCTGTATTGCTAATAGACCTGCATACTCACCCTGTGATCCCGCATTTGGTTGAAGAGATATAGAATCAAATCCAGTGATCTCACACAACCATCCTTTTAAATCATTAATGATGATATCATAACCAATTGTTTGAGATGCTGGTGCAAATGGATGTATATTTGCAAACTCTGGCCATGAAACTGGCATCAACTCTGATGCTGCATTGAGTTTCATCGTACAACTACCAAGTGGTATCATACCACTTACTAACGAGAAATCTTTCTGAACTAACTCATTAATATATCTCATCATATTTGTTTCACTATGATACTTGTTAAATACTTCTTGAGTCAACCAAGGTTTAGTTCTCTCTGGTACACCTAACCAATGATAATCTCCTATTGAATCAATAACATGATCAATAGTGTCAACCCTATTCGTAATATCTAATTGAGAATCTACAAGTTGCTTTAATTCTTCAAGTGTGGTACATTCATCCAATGTAATCAAAGTATGACCATCTTCATATCTGACATTAAATCCTTCTAAAGCAAGAAAACTTTTAAATCTAACAGTATCAAATCCTTCAGACTCATCAACTTCTATTCCACACCATGCTAATGCTTTTTGTAGCGTTTGTCTATATCTCAATACTCTGGTTGCTATTTTTTTCAGACCTTCCGCACCGTGGTAAGCAGCGTAAAAACCTGCCATATTTGCGAGGAGTGCTTGAGCAGTGCATATATTGGATGTTGCTTTGTCTCGTCTTATGTGTTGTTCCCTTGTCTGTAATGCTAGTCGTAGTGCTTTATTACCTTGGGAGTCTAGAGACTGCCCTACAATTCGTCCGGGAATCTTTCTCTTATATTTTTCACTGATTGCAAAGAATGCTGCATGAGGGCCACCAAATCCCATTGGTATACCAAACCTTTGCATACTACCAACTGCAATATCAAATCCCATCTCTCCTACAGGTTTCATCAATACCTGACACATAGGATCTACAACTGCAATCTTCATACACTTGTAAACATCTGCAATACGAAGAAGTGCATTCGGATCACGAAGTCTACCTTTATTATTTGGTAACTGAACCAATAATCCAAAAGCATCATCAAAATTTTCTAATGCTGCTACAGTATGCCAATCAAGTAATTTTATTTCTATTCCTAAAGGTTTTGCTCTTGTTTCCAATACTTGTAATGTTTGAGGAAATACTTCACTATCAACTAAAAATACATTTTTCTTAGATGCACTATGAGCAAGTAACATTGCTTCTGCTGCTGCAGTTCCTTCATCTAACAAAGATGCATTTGCTATTGGCAACCCAGTAAGTTCTGTAATTAGTGTTTGATAATTAAATAATGCTTCTAATCTACCTTGTGATATCTCTGCCTGATATGGTGTATATGATGTATACCATGCAGGATTCTCAAATACATTTCTCTGTATTACTGGTGGAACAATTGTTCCATAGTATCCTTGACCAATTAAGGATCTTTTAATTCTATTTTTTCCTGCTACTTCTTTTAATTCAGTAAGTGCTTCCTGTTCACTACAACCATCAGGTAACTTATAATCGCCACGAAGTAGAATAGAATCAGGAACTATTTCTCTGACAAGTTCGTCTAAACTAGAAAGACCCAAATCCGATAGCATTTGAGTCTGTTCTGCCTCTGATGGGCCTATGTGTCTTGGGATAAATTCTGTCATTAAATACCTTGATCTTTTTGACTTTTAAAGAAATCTGATAATGTAGATTGTAATTGACCCTCATTTTCTTTTGGATCTAATTTATTATATCCTTTAATTTTTTTCCAGTCATTATACATTGCCTGTAAGAACCAACTTGAAGCAAGACTATCTGCTCCTGATTCTAATAATTGAACTTGTCTTGAAGATAATTGACGAGATTTGATGTCAATGTATTCTGATCTCCAATTAGTATCGTCATAAAGTTGTGTTGCCATTATCCGTATGTAAAAGTTTTTCCTTTGATTTGTGATTGACCTTCTGGGTTTTTACCCTGTGGTTTGAATTTACCTAATTTAATGTTTTTTGATTTACCAAGTCCACCTTTTCTTGTTGCTGATAGTGTACCAGTTTTTTTAGTTTGTGTCAACACAGAATCCTGACCATACTTTTTACCAAGTGCTTTTACAGTCTTCTTAAACTTTCTCTTACCCATCTTGCCTGATGAGACCACATGACTTCTTTCTTTTACTTTCTTCTCTTCACCAGTTTTCTTATCTTTCTCCATATATGAACCAGTTACTTTCGTAGCACCACCTAGACCTTTACCACGAATATCTTTATCTAATTGCTTTGCCCTTGCACGATTTTCCTTTGCAGATTTATCTGCTCTGGATGCCGACATTGTTGCAAGACCACCTTTATCAGATTTACTTTTGATTCTAGCAAGACTACTCTCGTCTAAAAACTCTTTAAATGTCTTCATCCCTTGCAACAGTTTTTAAGTATTTATTATCTGATGATTTGTATGTCATCGTCTTGTGTCCACAGTTCAACTTTATCTCTAAATCTACCCTCTGCCTTCAACTTATCATATCTCTTACTAGCCTTTTTTTTCCACCATGTGATTATATTTTCAAGGTAAAACTTATCCCAGTTCTGACCACGAACTAACTTATCTTGCTCTCCACATAGAACTTCACGAACATTACCATAACCATAATCAGATATATAAAATCTTTTCTTCTGAGTAAGGTTAAGAGCCATGTTAATCGTATCTGTAAATGTTTCTAATTCAGTTTTCATCCCATACTCTTTCATAGAATTTTTAATTATTGATATCATCTTTGACTGCCTTTTCATCTTTTTAGATGATGCCTTATTATCTGTCAATGGTGTATTATCATTCCATTTCTTAAAACGATTATGCAATCTATGAAATGCATCATCATGAAGTAGTGGAGTAAACTTACTTTCAGTTAATCCTTTATATCTCATGAATGGTTTAAGACCATCATATTGTGATGCAGATGTTGTAGATCCATATAGAGATGTTGTTTCAAATAACGCAATTTCTTTATCAAATACTTTTGATATTGTTTCTCTAGCGAAATGAGAGCAACATAATAAAGCCAATAATTTACCGCCAAGATAATTATACCCAAATGGTTGAGAGGGGACTATTACAAAACCCATCGCAGTGTGACGGTTCATTAAGGATAGATTAGCTGGTTTACCTAACCATATATTTCTAGGTTTTGAATTTATAGTTGGGGAACCAAATCGAATAAATCCAATAAGTTTTTTTGTATTTCTTTCATATACCATCCAACGCAATTCTCTACCGGGAATATTCGTCTCATTGTTATGAGATGATACTGCACCTAACATTGTTTTATAATAATCCTGTGGTAAACTATTTTGAAATCTATCACCGACAAAACGAATATCAAAATCCATATCATTTGGATGAATATCTTCATTTAAAAATTCATCTTCAAATGATGTAAGAGCACTAAAACTTTTAATAGTCTCTTTCTTAACATATCTCAAATAATCTTCAATATTTCCCATACGAGAAAAATACTGTATGAACTCATCAGCAGCCCATAGAGTATTATCTTTAGAAATAAGATTAATCGTCATGATCATCCCAAGGGTCTCTCAAATCATCATTGGCAAAGAATCCTTTATAGACTCCATACCCTGATAATAGTATTACAATCACTGCAAGAGATATTGAAAAAGTAAAGTTAGGATCTAAAGTTAAATGTGGTATCATTTAGTTTCTTCCCAAATGATATAATCATCAGGGTTTACCATTGGCATGTATCCTCCACTATTTCTTCTTGGCATAGTAATAATATCAATAGTTTCTTCAAACCATCTATTCATTGATCTTGCCATCTGACGATATCCAGTACCAACATAGACCTGACCAGCAACAACTGCGACTGTTGCTATACCCCAAAATAAGTAATAACTTGACGATTTCATTTGTGCTTTTCTTTTTGTAAATGTTGATTTAGTCATTTTGATCTTCACGCGGATAATAGACCTCAATATATGATTTACATCGAGGACATGATAAGTTTGTCACTATACTATAATACATATCATCATCATCGTCAAGATCATGATCCCCACCCCAGATGAGTTCAGTATTGCAATGCCAACAATTCATTAGAGTATTAGTTTTTTAATTGGTTTTGATATTTTACCAAACATCGAATTGTATTGTTCGATAATCTCATCTTGAGGATCTGCAATGTATACAACATAGCTCATGACAATTTTAAGTTCATCCTTTTTAACTAAAGGAGACCAAGGAGCAAATGCAATTTGTCCTTGTTTTTGTGACGGTACGGCCACAATCGGATCAGTGATTGTTATTGAATCACTATTTTCTTCAGTAATGTCAGCGATTACATCTTCGCCAGACCACATACGAATTAATTTTACAGTCATTTGAATTCACACTCCACCATAATTTCGGTTAAACAAGCTAATAGGTTAATTTCCTGATCTGCCACAAATGCTACTTGGTATTGATATTTAGCCAAAACAAGAATGGCAGCAGGAATAGAACTAGCGACCAAGGTTTCATACAAACTATCGTAAATGCGACGAAACAATAAAGTGGTATCATTATCCAAGTTAGTGTTGACCCATTTACGGACTTCAGAAAAGTTTTTTTCCTTAAGACTCTTAGTAAGTTCATTAATTGAAACATCAGAAAAGGAAGCTAGAATGCCGGAATCTATTTCACCTCCGACTGAGTATCTTTGACACTCGTTAAGGACTCTCCTCCAATCAGGAAAGTGTTTACTGATTAACTCAGCAACGACCTTCTTATCACTCTTGATATTTTCTTTGTCAAGAATATGATTTATTCTAGCAAAGAATTGTGCTGCTATTGTTGGTTTGTCTTTTTTATTAACTGAGAAGTCAACAACAGAACACCTAGAATGTAGTGGGTCGATAATTTTGTTTTTGTAGTTACAGGTAAAGATAAACCTACAGTTTTTGGAGAACTCCTCAATACTCGCTCTGAGAAGGAGTTGTACATCGGCAGTGGTATTGTCTGCTTCATCAATGATGATGACTTTATGTTTTGAGTCACTCGTAAGAGAGACGGTAGATGCAAAGTTCTTTGCGTTGTTCCGAACAGTGTCCAGAAAGCGTCCTTCATCCGATCCATTAATGACATAGTAATCTGCTCCAAGTTGATTGCATAATGCCTTTGCTACAGTTGTCTTACCAATCCCCGGTGGGCCTGATAGTAACATGTTTGGTATCTCACCAGCAGTTAAGAAATCTTGAAATGTTTTCTTAATACCTTGAGGTAAGATACACTCATCAATTGTTTTGGGTCTGTATTTTTCAACCCATATAAAATCACTCATAACCAATTAGGTTTACGATCAGGTTTCCTAAGATAATTATCGCACACCCAAGGTTTAGATGCAATGTATCTTTTATACTTAGTTAGAATATCAATACTTGAATCATGCTTGAACTGATCAGGGCCTGCAAAAGCAAATGGTGTTGCTTCTTTGTGACAAAGTAATGTCTTACCAGTTCTGTTCTCAAATACTTCTTCTGCTGCATTCATTGCAGTTTGACATGAATGTACTTTACCATATCTGGTTTCATACTCATTCAATAATGCAAATCCATGCTGAATTAACCATGCAGTATTGGCAAGACTTTCTGCTGCCCATATTGTACATGGATGTCCACGGAAAGCACCCTTCTCAGTATTGTAAGGTGTGCCATCTTTCTTAGGGAGTAATTCATCACCCCAATTGTAATACCACTTAGAAAAGACTACAGCAAGCATCTGACATGTCTCTAATGGCATCTTGACCACATGCTTATCAGGCAGCACTTGTGCCGATAAATCTGGGTCGGGATCAGTAACAAAAATATTCATGTTTTTATTATAACATAAGATTTATTTTTTGCCAATAAAAAAAGGAGGATGTGACAGTTACTAATTTGTCTAACAGTACTCATCTAATTTAATTAAACGATTCATTTTACGAAGTGTTTGATGTGTTTCATCATTAAGTTGTGGAATTACACCAAGAACTCCCCAAGGCCTACTGGTAGGAGCTTGAATTTTAAGCATTGAATCCCCTTTACTCGCAAATGTTCTATCTACAATTTCAAAACATTCTTTATATCTCCAATCAACATATTCCATAAATTCATCATAACCTTTTTTAATTTTTGATGGAATTTTTTTGGTAGTGTAAAGAACAATGTAAGATTCTTCTGGAATTTGACTTGCAATTTTTGCCCATAAACGACCTTGATTAGTATTACTGGGAGCTGCATAAACAAATACTTTCTTTCCATCTATGCAAATGTCTCCGTCAAGACACGCATCATCAGGAACATCTGGAGATTTTCTTAAATAATTTAACACTTCCTCTCTATCAGGAAGCCATACAGCTGCTTCTCCACCTCTAACTGCATCTAAAATATCGTCTGCTAACTCTCCAACTTCTGACTCATCAATAAATCTTTCTGCTTCAAATTCAATACTTAATAATTTTACTATCTCAGTTCTATCTTCTTTGATATTACCGTCAGTAACAGCTGCTAGACCCGCTTCAAATAAATCTGCTCTCTTTGCAGGCCTCTCTATTAAACCATCATTACCTATCAATCCCTCTGCTAATGATTGAACAAATGCAATTTTATTATCCTCTTCCTCTGGATACTCAAATATGGCAACAGGAATGAATTTTTCTCCATTTAAAATTGCAGCTCTTATTCTTGTCCTACCATTTTTAACTTTACCTTCTAATGAAACAATGGGTGGAAATGGATCATACTTCCAACCTTTCTTTTTATATGATTTTGATATTCCTACGTCAGCATTATCACGATTACCACTTGCTCTTATTGCAATATTAAGCAAGTCCTCGTGATAAGCATCTCCACCATATTTTGTTAAATCAAGAAACCCAAACCTTATAAACTTTCCTCTTTTAACGTGTGATTGTATCTCTTCTTCTGTCCAACGATTTTCGTAGTTTTTAAGATCAACGATTTGATCTGGGCCAAAGCCTTTACGTCTTGTAATAGACATGATATTCTCCTGCTGAAAGCATATTTTTTATATGAAACTGTCTGCTGAAAGCATCTTGTTTCATTCTACATAATATAATTATACAACTAAAACTTTTAAAGTGTGAGTATGTTAAGATTTGCTAACAATATCACTTTCTAAACGATAACCCAATACTCTTTTCATAAGATTAAGTGAGATTTGTTGTGGTCTCTGTTTCCAACCATACCACGCACTTTTCTTTCCTTTTGAATGTGGTGGTTCTTTTGATTTACTATAGTATTGATCTGCTGTTACATCATAGATGATATTGCCATCTTGTAACCACCAGTGTTTCTCTTGTCTATAGTCCTCTCCACTCATAGGCACTAATCTATCTGTGTCTATCAAATAATACAAAGCTTGTGAAGCATGATAGCAATGTCCATAATATTTGTTTGTTATCACATCATTAGGATACATCAATACTTTCTTACCCTTTAATAAATCACTTGATAAGTTACTCTGTATTTTTTCAATTACAGTATCAATCTCATCATAGGGATAAGGTTCAAAAGTAAGAGCTCTTGTCTCGAAAACTTTATCACCATCGTATCTATTTCTCTGTACTACTTTCATTCTTTAATTCCTTTGCATATTCTTCTCTACCATCTTTAGTAAAGACCTTCTTCTCATAATCAAAGTAAGGATGAGGTTGGGCATTCTCAAAAGGTTTCTTAGATAAATTCTTAATCACAATGAATCTATCAGCAGCAAAAGTTCCTGCAAGTTGTACTTCTATATCGTCACCATCCAGCCAGTTGAGATCACCATTCAATTTGGTGTGCTCCATAGCCTCTTGTATCTGGTTAATAATTTCTTGAGTTAGTTTCATTCTTCAATTTCAAAGTGCCATTTAATATGTTTTATATAATCGAATGTACAACCAATATCTTTGTCACATTGAATGTCATATTTTCTATCACAAAGAAATCTTCTTAGTTCTTCTATATTAGCAAAAGAACCTTGAGACTCAAAATCTTCGTTATATAGAATGTACTTCATTTCTTTTTAAACACTCCTAGTTTTGTTAAAAGATAAAGTGCTAACGTTGTCCAGAAAACAACTTCTAATCCAATGTTATTCATGTTTGTACTTGGTTAAATCACATTCAACTAAAGGTAAACTTTCACCTTTTAATGGTATTGGTTCACCTACTTTTTCCTGCAGTTGTTTTAACTTTTTAGCACCTTCTCCTTTATCATAAGGAATAGGTGCATTTCTCACACAAACTCTAATCATTTGCATTTCTTCTGCAGTAAAAAAGATTTCCTTTTGCATTACTCAAATGTGGAATCGGGTTCCAATGCGATGTAGTAAGTTAGATTTAATTTACTATTCGTAAACTTAGATAGTAACTTAGATGATACAATTACATCATATGAACCGGGAATGATTCTGATGTTTTCTACTTTAAAGTTAAAAGTAAAACTCTTATCAGTTTCACCTACAATAACTGCATATTCATTTGATGTATCATTCTTCTTGTCACGAACAATCAGTTTGACTACACCTGCTCCACCAACTACTGCAAGATCAGGTAATTGATAAACTGCAGCAGCCTTAAGTAGTTTCTCTAATGAATTACTATCAAGTTGGAAACATGCATCTTGAGATGGTAGAGATATCTCTTTCTCAGGTGGTGCAATAATAACTTGTGGATCTGCAAAGAAATATTTAACTTTTCTTCTTCCTTCACGAATTATAAGGTGAGTCTCTTCAGAAAAATCTAGGTCTGGATCTTGATGTAAACTCAATCCATTTAGAAACTGATTCAGATCATATATTGCAACATCTCTTGGGAAGTCTTCTGGTATCTCTGCTTCAGCAAGAATATTCTTTGCAACAGATATCGTGCGAAGTTGATTACCTTTCTTCACAAGGATTGAATTATTAATTCCTGCAAAATTCTTAAGGATACCTAAAGTGTTGTCACTCAAATTCATTGTCATAGTTGTTAAGGCATTTGTTCAAAATTTCCTGATGGCATTGATGGTTCGCCATAGTGATTATCGAAGTGTAATAATAGCATAGCATAATGTATCACTTTCATCAAGTCCTTCTTATTCTTTCCGTCTTTGTTTCCATATCTACTTCCATACTTAAGTATGTTAGCCTGACAGAATGCAGCAGCAAGTTCTTTTGATGCCATCAAATCAATCGTTTGGACATTGCGAAACTCATGAGACTTACCTGTGTAATGTCCTTTATATGTTGAAGACACATACTCTTCAATATCTTTTAGAATTTCTTCTTCATGATATTTGTAGAAGTGTGCATATTGTGGTTTGTAATCCATTTTATCTAATTGTTCTTGATGAAACTGTCTTGTCCACCCATCATTATATGATGAGTTTGCATTTATAAAATGATGTGATCGTTGATCGTCTACATCTGCCATGTATTGATCATAGTAGTCGTTTTCATAATCAAGACCATCATCCTCATGAGCAGTGTTTCCTGCTCCAACTTTAGTATCGATGATGGGATATTCTTCGTCCATAGTTCCATTCAAAGCATCCCACGCTAAACTCCAAGCATTAATCATAGCAAAATAAAAAGTCATTTACTAGACTCTCTGCTCTGTTTTCTCCAAACTTACCCTTCAGATATCCTGATACTGGGTCAAGTTTAGTCATATAAGCATCGAAGTCTTTATAAACACTAGTGTCTTCACCAGTGGGTTTCTCTAATTCTAACATCTCTTTATACTTTGTCAAGTAGGTTTGGAACATATCTAAATGTTCGTCCACCTCATTCATTGTACATTTGGCAATATAAACATTCTCAGAGAAATGATTTCCGGGTTCAAAGAACCGATAATCACCTTTACTCTTGGGTAGGCCTTCTACTGAGAACAAATAGTTCTCTACAGGGTGTTGAAAATCAAAGACAATAATGACCTTCTTGTCAAAGAATCCCATAAGATCCATACCAAAACATGGAAGATTACTGCCTGTTTTAGGATAGATGATGTTGTTGTATATGCTAGACTTTTCATTCCAAATCTCCACTACTCTTGACTTAATTATATAGTCGTGTTTGTATACTTTTGCAGAAAGAATAGTACCCTTGGCCTCCCAATCTGCCCAAGGATGAGCAAACTGGAGATCAAAGGTACTGTCTAGTATTTTTTTGTAATTACCCCAAAGATTCATTTTAAAAAATTGTTAATAAACTCAGGACTTTTTGAAAGAAGATTTCTGATAATTGGTTTCTCGCCTTTTTCAAATTTCTTTCTAAGTCTTTCAAATAGTTCTTTGTCTTTTTTATATTTAACTGGTTCTTGAGAATGATGAGAGAGACCAATTTTGATTTTATAATCTGAGTTCATCTGTTCAAAAATAAAATAAGACCGCGAGTAAACATGAGTCCAAATATGACTAGATAAACCCATAGTACTGTCATACTAATTCGGTTTTCTAGATTGCCCCTCATGAAACCTTTATAAGGTTGTTCCTCATAAAGGTCATAATACTTTTTATACTGTTTCATCAGACTCTTTGTCAAAATCTACATCTGCATCTACTTTATCATACAATTCCATAAATGACTGTTTTGTTTCATCATCGAAACGATTGACACAGTTTTGAATTGCTTTTGCTTTATCTTTGAAGATAGAGTATGCACGAATGATGTGAACAAGTCTACGAGTACTTACGATCTCTTCGATACCACCATCATAGAATGTACGACGGATGATGTCTGCCCAGTCTACAAGTTTCTTAATGAATGAATCATCATGAACACCAACACTTGCAGAGTGAAGACGCAACATCTTCTCTTCAATTTTAACATGAGGATATGATTGCTCAAAGGTCACAGGGAATCTCTCAAGGAATGCTTCGTTCAATACATTAGTACCGATGAATCTACCATCCTCAGATCCTTTACCTTTAGTATTTGCAGTCGCAATGATATTGAATCCTGCAGCAGGTTTTACCCACTTCCCTATCTTCTTCAAGAAGACACCTTTACCTTCAAGAATAGATTGTAAACATAGTATCTTGTTAGATGCTAAATCGATCTCATCTAAAAGGAGTATAGCTCCCCTCTCCAAAGATTCGATAACTGGCCCATTGTGCCAAACAGTGTTGCCATCAACAAGACGAAACCCACCAATAAGATCGTCTTCATCTGTCTCTATCGTGATATTCACGCGAATTAACTCTCTATTTAGTTGGGCACATGCCTGTTCAACAGAAAATGTTTTACCATTACCTGACAATCCAGTAATGAATGTAGGATAGAATAACCTAGATTGAATAATCCTTTTAACATCAGCAAATGGGCCAAACTTTACAAATGTCTCATCCTTCTCAGGAACTAAGTTTTGTGCAAGTGGTGCTACAACTGCAGGTGCTGCTGCAGGTGCTACAAATGCTGCTTCAATCTCTTCTACTACTTGCTGTGTAACTTCAAGGTTCCACTTACCTTTAGTTACTTTAAATTCTTTCAGTTTCTTAGTAACTGTCTGATATGTAATATCATTGATTGCACACCATGCACGAACTTCTGGTGTGGTAAACTCTGAACCATATTGTGATCTTAAACCATCAATAATTTCTTCACGAGTCATTTTGATTTCAAAAGGGACGAATGCTTTTTTTGTCATAATAAAGGGGTTTCTTTGCTATGTACTTATTATAGTCGATAACAATACCCTTACAACAAAAAGTGGACAGTTTGTTGACTGTCCACTATTTATTAGGCAACCATCTCAATAAACTTACTCAGAATCTTTTTATTCATCTTCTTGTTTTTAAGACTCTTCTTAAAAGCACTCCTGATCTGTGCTTTAGTTGCATCTCCTTGAACCTCAAACTCAGACTCATTTCCAAGTGCCGATGCAGATATTCCAAGATATACTTTGTAACCTACATCTTCCATGATGAGAGTCCTAGTTCTTTTCCATGATTCTAGAAGTTTCTCAACTTTAGGATCGTTGTAATCATCACTATTCTGTTGAACAAAATACTTAGCATCTCTTCCTTCCATAACTCGAATACCAACAAAATTTACATTTGGTAATTCGTCTGAAATATTACGAAGTAACATCTTAGTGTAGTCATGATACTGATATCCACAAGTATATGTCTTACCAGTTTTACGATTACGAAGAACACATCCCTCATTGAAACCACCAGTACCAAAATATTTTTCTCCTGCAAATCTAGTAACTGTTCTATGATAATCAAGTTGATATCCTTCACCATCAGTTAAAATCACACAGTTTACTTTCTCGACTTTGTTGTTTGCTTTGAACTGAGGAATAAGTTTATGTAAAGCCACTATTGTCTCATTTAATGGTGTTCCAGATAATGACATTCCATAAGGTGTAACATCTCTACCATGATAATTTCTCATTGAACTTACAATACGAAATATATTGTATAGTTGGTCATTAAGTTCTCTTGCACGAACTTTACTAGAAAAAAGATTCATCAAAGAAAACTTATTGTCAACACGAATCATATTATCCTTTGCATCATACAACTCAGGAAACTCATTGAGTTCGTCAGTATTTGGAAAACATGTAGTGAAAGCATAAACTTCAAATGGGATTTGAACTTTCTTGCAGAACCAAATTAGATTGTATAACTGTTTGATAGTGTCCATCATTACATTTGCCATTGAACCAGACCAATCAAGAATGAATACAAGGCCATGATTCTTACCTTCTGGAAT